CAGTGTAGTGAATGCACCAACAACGACGGACACCAAAGCTGGATTTTCTCTAAATGCTGTCGCTAACTTCGTCATTGAATTCGTAATAGATTGAATAATTGCAAGGAACGGTTGCAACATAGGTGCACCAAAAGCTGCAGATAAATCTGTTACAGCTTGTTTCAGGTTTCCCATCACGTTTTCCATGCCTGATCCTTCACGTGCTGCTTGTCCCAAAGCACCAGATAATTTGTTACCGTCTTCAACCATCTGCAGCAAAGTCAATTGTTTTTGTGATTCAGACAAATCTTTAAATGATTTACCATACAATTTATTAGCTGCAGCGTTCCTGGTCGTTTCAGTAGAGGAAATCCCTAACGCGGCATCATTTTCATAGTTACCTTTCAAATAAGACTGTAGGCTTTCAGTAACTTCATCGATTGATTTGTCATAGAAAGCAGCACTGTCAGCAGCGGCCATCGTTGCTCGTTCGGTTAAGGAGAGGGCATCTGCCGTATCCATTCCTGTAGTTTTAGCAAAGGCAGCCATCGATGTGAACGCTGGTTTCAATCTATTCGGTAGAATGTTGGTTTTTTTCGATATTTGATCAATCGATTTTTGTGCACTGGTTTCAAATTTCCCAAATACTTGAGAAAATTGAGCATTCATTGCTTGCATATCTCCGGCGGCTTTAATTGAGAAACCGGTAATCGCAATTCCAACCGTGCTAAGAGTCAACAAAGCTTTTTTAGAAAAATCTATCGCTTCTTGTGTCATGGGACGGAAAATCTTAATGTTTCCCATCTTTTTCGCTAGACCACCAAAAAATCCAGACAATCTATTTGTGGTGTTTCTCCCTTTTGTTTCTGTTTCGTCAAGAGAGTCGTTCGCTGGTTTGTTGTTGATTCCAATAGTTCCAAAAAGCTTAAATACTTCTCCCATCAGTCCACCTCGCTTTCTGGTAGAGGTTTATTTGGCTTGATAAATTGGTAAGCAAAATCAAGTGCTTCTTTTTGCTTTTCTTTGCTGACTGATTTCACTTTTTGATTTCGGCCTGACGTAATGCCTTGCTGTTTTTTGAAATCATTGAATGATTGACTCATTTGTGTATGCAGCCACTGGTTATAGAGTTTCTCTTCTCTCTCTTCTTCAAAAAGCCACGAAATAAAATCCGCCAAATTGACCAAGCGATAAGTGCTTAGTAACTTGAGCGGATCTCCGTATCTTTTGAAAATAATGTCTTTGATTTTATGTTCGCCATCCTTGGTGTCTATAATAAGGACGCGATAGATTTGAAAAAATCGACTAGTTCTGGTTTCTTGAAGAAGTTAACGATTAATGCTGTATATTCTGTTAATCCAAGTGTTGAAATTGTAGAAATATCCGTGCCAGTCAATTCGGCCAATAATTCGTTAATGTCGACTTTTACTGTTTTCAAATTCAACATAGTTTTTTGCAGCATTTTAGCGCCCATTTCTATACCACGCTTTTGAGCTTCTTTTTCCTCTTTTGCTTTTGCTGCAGCAATTTTCTTCAGTTCTGCTTTTGTTGGTTCTTTTGTTTTGTGATCAAGCGGCACAACTTTTTCTGCATTTTCAACGTTCTTTTCGAACATTTCCACAAATTCATCTTTAATATCTAATTTCCCCACGATGGATAATAAAGAAAATAAGTCGTCACCTTTTAATTCGCGCATTGATAAAGTCATTTAAATTCCTCCATATAAAAAGAGCCAATCTAATAAGATCAGCTCTAATATTTATTTTATTAATGATAGTAAGTCTGCTTTTTTTGCGTTTGATGAGTAACTAATGTCTTGTGTATCAAGATAAGTTTTTATTTCTGCAATTGTGTTTTCGGAAGTTGGTATCATTTGTTCTTGTTTGATTGGCACATCTGCCTTATCCAATTCTTTGTTGTTTGCATCTGCAAGATAGACTTTTACAGTATCTGTGGCTAACAAGCCTTTTCTGTAATACTTAAAATGTCCTGGGTCAGCTTGGTCAATCGGCACGGAGTAGATTCTCACTCCATTGACATATAAACCTACTTTTTTCGCCAATGTTCCTTGACACATTCCTGTCACCCACGTACTCGTTCCTGGTATATACTCATCGACGGACAAAATTTTTGTTTCGATAATGGCGGTGTACTCTTCTTCTGCGATTGCAGATTCAGCATCCTCATGCAAAGCGCTAAGGCCATATAAATGAGAAACACCGTCTTCAATATCGCTAAATGTTTTCGTGATTTTACCATCGACAATGTATGCTGCACCGGAATCGACATGGTCTTTGTATGCTTTTGCTGAAGTCGCCCCTACCGGACAATCTGCCGACACAGTAACCTGTTTCCTCTCTGCGTCATACTCAAACGTCAGGTTTTGGGGCGGCTTAGGGAGACTTTGTCAAAATAACAGGGTCCGACCATGCGGAACCTACAAAGTCGCCATCATGCAGATAGCGTGCTTTCTCAATGTCATTTGCCCCTTGGCCAACTTCGTTATAAGTTTGGATATAGAAACGGATTTCATCTCCAGCTTCTAGTTGCGGCATATCTTCAGCTGCTAATGTCCAAGAGTTTGTTTCTGTATACCCCATCTTGTTGGCATCGTGCGGATCTGTTTGATTCGCATCGGTATAGTGTGGAATATACGATTTTGCCCCTGGCACTGGGTCCCAAGAAAGAGAAGCGGACCCATCTGTATTAAGAACCCCGGTTACATTCCGGGGCGCATCAGGGTGTAGGGACTTCTTCGGATGCTGGATAGAAGATTCTCCAAGGGAATTCATCTTGTTGCAATTGTTCGTAAGAAGCATTTGCTGTGATCTCTTGCTCAATAACCGTTTCCTTGTTATCTTCCGTTTTAATCGCCAAGCCACTTTTTACTAACCCGTTATCAATAACCACGATAACAGGCTGTTTGGTCCCGTTATGAATACCTGCTACAGCTACACTAGGAATGTAATCCCCAGCTGCTAAATATCGCTTAGGCTTGATTACTTTGTAGCCTGCTGGCGCTTCGTCTTCATTAGCATCCTCTAGAGTACCGTTAATTGATCGACGCAGATTTTCTGCAGTCAATTCAATTAAGTTTGCTTTAATCGATGCAGTAGCAGATTCAAGAACATTTAATCCTACGACATCCATAACATACGCACCATCGACTTCGGGTTTACGGTACGAAAGTTCGGCATTAAATTCTACACCGCCACTTGTCGCTCCCATGGGTGTACCTGTGAATTCTCCGGCGTCTTTATCATATTTAAAATCAGTAAAAACGGTAGCAGAGTCAATAATAAAATTTTCTGATGTTTTTTCTGTATAACCAGTTTTAGGCAATGCCATATTCTTTCTTCCTCCAATCGACCGCTATGTAAAAGCGGACATTTCTTCTTTTTAGTTGTTCGTCTCCTGTTGGCACCTTGTTAGATCCAAGAAAGCTGAAAATCAAGTTCAACCCTTCCGTTAATGATCGTTTAAAAATCAAATGATCTTTTAACTTGTCTTCTAAATTGATAAGAGACAAATACGAATCTGAACGATCAAATATATCTATATCGATATAAAATCCGTCCTGGTTACGTCTGATAGGTTCAGAATCGAACCCAAAAGTGCCATATGGGTAAATAATTTCTTTTCGCTTGTTCGTCTCGAAAAACATTTCAGGATGAATGCTTTGCAAGATTCCTGTTAATTCTTTCAAGAACTCTTCCATCTATTTCCCTCCGAACTGTGCACCGTATTCTTGGCCTAGGATTTTTTTGATTGTCTCTTTGTTTTGGCGGAATGCAGGGCGAAGGAACGGCTGCGGATCTTGTCCCCATGTAAAGTACCATTCTCCACTTGGATCTTTGTAAGCCCAGCCGCCTTTGCGACCCGTGCCATTTTCGGCAAATTCACCTGTACCAAATTCAACATAAATGGCATATTGTTCTGGCGATCCCACAGCGCCGATAATCTCATCACTTGCTGTTTTGATTGCATAATCAATGCGATCTCTTAATTGTCCTGTAGCGACAGGAGCGCCAGCTTTAGCAGCTGCCCTGATAATTCGCAAGACTTTCTCCATTCCTACCCTTCCGGCTTCTTCCAGTTGCTTCTTCACTTTGCCTTTATAACTGATAAACTCGAAATTATTTTCCATTTAGTGTGCCTTCGAATTTCAGATAAAGTTCAGTGTGATGTTGAATATTTACCGGATTATCGGAATAAGTAATGGCATAAATTCGGTTGTTTGAATCTATGACACGCATTTGATCTGTGATACCGCCGACGAAATAGGTGGTAACTAGAATGTGCGTAGAATCCTCCGTAAAGGCGTTCTGTTGGTTCGTGTTGTCTGCACCAGTCAACAAGTCTAGATAGCCAGAAACACGCTGAAACAAGACCCAATCATCAATTAAGCCGCCGATACCGTCCGGTCTTTGTTCTTTGATTTCTTGGATTTGAAAATCTTGTGGCTCATACATCAACCCCACCTCATTTTTTTGTACTTATTCAGAAAGCTGAATTTTGAAGCAGGGAAACCTTCAATATTATCAGTCGCATTGATGTCGTAATAAGTTACTGACATTCTTGCAATGGATTCGGACCTGATACCGACTTTTGATCCCATTATTTTCTTGTACCTAATCAATTCTTCAACACCCATCCGTATATCAGCTGGATACTGAACTTTAGTGATAAAGGAACCAGAAAAAGAGCCATCAAAAAACGGCTCTTCTACATTGGTTTCTATGATTTTATCGTCGATTGCTGCAATCGTAGTTAAACAATCATTGAATTTTGAGCTGCTAATCTGGATAGTGTCTCCAACGCGCAGGCCCAATGGTGCTTCTTCCAAAATAATAGATTTGCCAGAAAAAGAAATCTTTCTAAATCGCGCATGGATATTTTGAAAGTTGTTATTTGTCAGTTGTCGCACTGTCTGCTCATAAGCATCTAAATCCGATTGTGTAATCGCAGGATCAATCTTTTGAGCATCAACTAAACTGATGATCATAGAATCACCCTCCTAAGATGCAGCAGTTCCAGTCACTGCGATAGTCGCTTTAAATTCACCAGATGTGAAGGTGAAAGTCGCTGTTCCTTCGGCGACAATAGTACCATCAAATCCGCCGTTTTCATTTTTTACGATCGTCGCAATGGCATCATCGCTGGATACCACTGTAGCAGCTGCAATAACCGCATCGGCATCACTGGCGTCTACAGGATCTGCAGCAATTGTAAAGTTTTTAGTTGCGCCCACTGCACCAGTCCAAGTTTTTTGGCTTGGTGTAATGCCTGTTGCGGTAGGCGCTACGCTTTTGGGATGTAAGAAACATAGATAGAAGCTTTTAAATCTTTGACTTTGCTTTCTAGATCCTTCACGTTCCCGTCCTTATCCAACTCCAACTTTCCTAACTTAAACAAGGCATAATCAATATCTTTGGCGCCCGATGCTTGCAAAGCTGCAGAAACTTGGTTATTGATTTTAAGATCCGTATTTTCTTTTTCCAATTGTTCGGCTTTATTTTTATACGTCTCTAAGTCTTTTTGAATATCAGGATTGTCTTTCGTTTTTTCTTCTAAAGTTTTGATCGTCGATTTTGCTTCTTTCAAGCTAGTAGAAACATTGTTGTATTCTTCTTTTGGTACTGCATTTTTAGGAAACTCCTGATCGATTTCCTTATTTGCTGCTTCCAAGTCGACTGTTCCATCTTCTTTAGTGTGTTTTGCTAAAATTTGTTTGATCCATTCCATTTTTTCTCATCCTCCATAGCATTTATATAGCGGTCGCTGCCGCTTAGAGTGTCCAGATATACCGCTGGCACGGTACGGATCAGTTTTACGTCGTGATCCAGGACAAAATAAAAAGCACTAACGCAAATTAGTGCCTTCAATATCGCTAGAAGCAAAGCCTGCTAGGTTATCTATCTTGAAGATTGCTCCTCTTTTTGTTTGGGAACTCACTCCGAAATACTCAAACATCAAATATCCGTTTGCCATATCTATATTTTCTACCTGTTCAAAAAAAGCAGTATTGCCGTTTTTAAACCAAATCGCTAATGTTTCATTTTTCATTAGTTCTTTCCTCCTTAAATATTCTTCATAATCGGCGTCTAAATAATCATATGGATCGTTCATGTGGTCCACCTCGTTTTTGGGTACAAAAATAGCACTCAATCATTTAACGACTAAGTGCTAATACAATCTTTCATTATAATCTGGCGGAACATCTACGGCTTTATTACTCTGTATTCGTCCGTTGATTAGCTTTGATAACTTTTTTGCTCCACTGATAGAAAAATCATAATTTTTATCTTTAGTAACGTAGATATATTCGTACAACGGAAAGCTTTGTTTGAAATGTTTTTCATATTTATCAACGGCTTCATTGATGATGGGATACGCTCCCTCTTCGCTGGTAAACATTTATTTCACCGCCTTCAAAATATCTTCAAGCATTTGTTCCCATTTTTTCGATGCAGTCGGGAATAATTCATACATCATTTTTCTTGAATCTTCATTGACTACAGTTTCAGCCATATGCGCAAAGAATTCCGCCTCTTGCATTCCATAAGACTTCCAGTAATTCAGTCCGTGCCCAGAACCTAACGGATGATCGATAAATGCACCTGTTGATTCCATCATATCCGATAACGATGAATACATTTTTGGATTCTCTTCTGCTAGTTTTTTGTACTTACGGACAATTGCTCCTTGATCGAAAATATCTAATTTCTTCAAGTTTTTTATTAGCTGATAATTATCGCCTTTGATCGATTGCAAATCGCTATTGAATAATTTCAATAGGTCTTTCTTTATATCATTTTTAAGTTTATATTTAGGCATTTCAGAAACTCGGTCATATTCGCTATCAAATGCTTCGATACCGATATTATCAATAGCGTGACCCAATTCATGAAATACAGCTTGCAATGGATTCTTATACGCGTTGCCACTAAATGCCTGCTGGGATAGCTGTACGTTTTTCCCGATTACATAATCTTTGGAATCTGATAGTTCACTAAACTCTAACTGATCACCAAACTGGTTGAATAGAGTTTTAATCGTGCTATCTTCAAGAGAATGCAAACTTTCTAGAAAATCAGTGTAATTTTTCTTACCAACAGCTGTCTCCATATTCGTTTTATCAAAAATACTAGGTTTTAATGATTCACCAGATGTGCCCTTACCTGATTTCGAAGATAGCCACTCATCATAATTTTTGTATTTAGACGCTTCCTTCGTTTCATTATCTTTTCGAAGCTCCGGCGCAACACCATCGATAATTTCAATCGTCGTACAACGACAGTTTACATCTTCTCTGGCCACACCAAAAAGGCGTGGACCTTCTGCAGTATATCCACGAATAGAAAATTTTTCATCTACTTCAACAGTTTGGCCGTCCAGTTCGCGATGATCATGCCGCGTTTTCTTATCCAAAGTAGCCAACCAACGTTTTTGGATGTCGATGCCTTTTTTCTTCGCTTCGACATACCCTTTTTGTGTGGTCGTGGATTGAGG